GGTTTACGCTTTGCCGATTTCGGCTTTTCTTGTGGTTTCGCACCCTCGGAAGACGAACCGGGCTCCCCATTCATAACCGACAGGAGATCCCCTTGCTTTGGTTCTGCCGGAGCACATCTAACCGCTTGCCACTTCGACCAGTCGCTTTCGGTCATGATCCCGACGCCCTTATGCACTGCCAAGGCTGCGTTATAGATCGAACAATCGTGATAATGGTTCGGCGCGGTAGCGACCCATTCTTTCAAGACACGCCCCTTGACTTCACGTTCCTTGATACGTTCAGCCGTAAGCTGTTTGAAATACCGTTCGTCATGTAACGCTTCGGTGAAATGCATAAAACCGGGCGGGTCAAGTTCCGCGCCGTCCCGCATTCCATCCTTGCGAAGATTTGCGTACATCTCCGCTTTAAGGCTCCAAGTGCCGATATGCCAAAGCTCAACCCCGCGCCGTAACCGTTTGCCGCGAACATTAATATCAACTTTGGTCGGCGTAGAGGAAATTGCAGCCTTGTGCCAACCGGCATCCCCTTTTAAAGCCATCGCTTTCGGACGCGACCGGCACCACTGATAAACAGTGTTCGAATTGAAACCGGAATCGACCCCGAAGGCATCTACCTGCCAATGGTTGCCGTAAGCATCGGGATAGCGCCGGTCATAGACTTCATCCAGCTTGCCCCAAACAGCATTAGATGGATCCGCCGTGTCACCCTGAAGAAAGCCGATATCTATCGACCATGATTGTTTGTCACGCCCCCAAGCTTTGACTTCATAGTAAATCCCGTCCGCTTGAACATCCGCCGCCCCGGTTATGATTATGCCACCGGGCGGAATTGATCGAGCCGGATAGGTTTCACGCCGAACATATAGACGATCCCACTCCGGCGCATCCCCGCGCTCTTCCCATACTTCACCAAGCCAAAGGTTTGTGAACGCCTTCAACGTCCGGGGATCATCCTTCGCCGTTAAGAAGGCTTCGGCGATTTTATCCCATGTCGTGATGTTCGAAGACAGCGCGTCTATGTGAAAGCTTGGGTGACGTCCCGGCTCAGGTTTCGTCGCAACGAACTCGCCTGCCGCAAGCATTTCCTTTTTCTGGTAATGCTCAATCGCCGATCCGCAATGCTCGCAAACATAGTGCGCGTTATACGGCCAAGTCGTATTGAACTTCAGACCGTAATCAATATCCTTGTTTCCAAAGATCAGCCTTTGCTTTTCGCCGCAATGAGGGCAGGGACAAAAGAGATATCGCTGATCTCCATCCTCAAACGCTTTGTCAATTCTGGAAACCCCCTTGATCGTCGGGGTGCTTGCCTCGAATTTCTTGTAATCGCCCGTCGCATGGAATGCGATCTGACGGGCATTCGCCATTTCCATCGGGTCGCCCTGCCCGTCAAGGTCAAGCGGCCATTGATCGATTTCATCGCAAAACAGGTACTTTACGGTTTTTGACCGCAGATCCGACGCACTGTTAGCCCCGGTCAAGGTCAACGACCCGCCCGGAAACCGCTTGCTTAACGCCGTTGATCCCGAAGCCGAACGGCTCCGGTGCTGGTTGACCTTACGGCTCAGTGCCGGAGTTTGATCGACAGAAGGTGTAAGCTTTTCGCGATTGAAATCCTGAACAAGGGTAATGGTCGGAAACACGACCATAGCTTTCGCTGGCGTCTTGTCGATGATCGAACCTAGCCAAGCAATACCAGCTTCGGTCAATCCGGTTTGCGCTGACTTGCGAACACTAACCCGGTTATGGGGGCTTTCCGCTGCCAGACAATTGAGGATCGGCACAACATACGGCGTAAGCTCCGGCGACCACTTGTGACCAGCTTGCGGGCCATCTGCGACAATCAGATTTTCCGCCGCCCATGCAGCCGGTTCAATGATCGGATCCGGCGCGATCCCGAGTGCCAGTGCCCCCGCTATGAGTGCCAGCGTTGTTTTACCCTTGCTCTCCGTCATCGGTGATACTCAGACTTTCCGCTATCATGGTTTGCATAGAACGGATTTTGGATTTCAGAACGGAACGAACGGCATCCGGCCCGCCGTTACGAGCAGCCGCGTCTAGTTCTTCGGCCCATCCAATCATACCGTCGAGCCCCTGTCTGATCCGGCGACCCGATGCAACCATGGCATCAATGATTTCCTGCTTTGGAAGCAGGTTCCCCATTTTCTGCTCATAATCGAGCCGAGCCAGCTTTGCCGCATACTGTTCGCGTTCAGTTCGCGCATCGGTGAAAGTCGGCCCGGATTTTTGTTCGGGTTGTTTGCTCGTGCCCCGATTTCCCTCCGGCTCCATCGCCAAAGGATTTTGATCATCACGCTCCGCTTCCACTGGATCAGTCAGCACAGAGGAACGGGCAGGATCTCCATTTTGGTTCCGCGCGTGATCTGCGTCGGCAAAATCGATTTTGCCATCCTCACGCACCGGGATCTTTCCCGTTTTCACCATCTTGGTTACAGCAGCCGGACTAACCCCCAAGTGCCGCGCGTATTCTGACTTACTGCCAATCATGCGTGACCTCACATTGTGCGATTTCACCGCTTGGCTTTAACCATCGGAATGCGGATCTTTAACCGCTTTAACCGCCTTTAACCTTGTTTGAAAAACCAAAAACTGGCGAAGATCCGCGCCCGCGCCACCCGTATTGATAAAGCCCCAGGAAGGACCCAAAAAGATGAAGCCCCGCGCGGCGTGAACCGGCGAGGCTTCAAAGTTTGGATAGTCGAGGGCAAGAACAACAAAGCCCGCGAACCGATGCCGGTCGCGGGCCTGATCTAGGATGGATGAAAGCTGTCAAACTTTCCCCGCGTTGTCAACGTGGTTTTTTATCCACGGAGAACGAGGCACCTCCGGCCCGATCACTTCATAGCCAGTCTTCCCCTCCAACTCAGACCGCAACGACGACAGCGCATCCCACCAAAGCACATAGATCTCGCGGACAAACTCGACATGCTCCGGTTCGGGATCATAGGCGACATGGCAATAGATCGGCTTCCTCTTGTTCGCCGGATCAAGATATTCAATCAGCGGGCGACCGCGATGCATTACGGCACAAGCCTTGACCTGCACACCATCAAAGCAATCAGGCCGCGAACCGGCCCGACCATGCTCAATCAGCAACCCGACCTCCAACGGCTCACAGACCGAACAGATCGTTTCATGGGTGATCTCCGCATCCTGATCAAGATCGTTGTGCGCGTATGACAAAGACCCGTCCCCATCGATCTGCGTTCCGATCAGGCCGTTTCGCTCAATCGTCAAGAGATTGCTTCGAAGCGATGCACTCGGCCATGCCCCACGACCTGACCGCCGCGTCAGTTCGTCGGCTTGCTGATCCTGATAGGTCCACCGAACCAGTTCCTCTATATCAACCACTTTGCGAGGGTTGCGAGGGTTTGTGATACTATCCTGTGATAGTTCAAAAGCTGATTTATCTTTAGTAATCAACACTTTGCCAATTCCTTGCGATAGTAGCGATAGTTATGTCAGTTCATAATTGAATGCGAACGCGCCCAAGCGCGAAAAAGGACCGCATAAACCCTCGCAACCCTCGCAGCTATCGTAACCCATTGATTATATTTGGGTTTGTATGCGCGATACTATGCGAGGGTTGCGAGGGTATGAGCGGCTAATTCTCCCGCCCATACGCGCCCGGATCATCAACCGGGGGCGGATCTTCTGAAGCTTCAGGCACGTTGACGAGATCAACATTCATGTAGACGCGAATGCGGCCATCGGCCTTTGTAATCCCGCGCTCTGGCAAAGCCTTGCCAAACGCCGTCATAGTCCAAGGCCGTTCAGCGTTCGCGGAACACCAAGCTTTATAAGCCTCGTACATCGCCGCAGCCTGAACGCTGCACCCGTTACGCGGAACGATACATTCCGCGATGAACCGCCCGAGCGGATCGGAATCCGCGCGGTATTCATCGGTTGCCGCCCTGATCCGATCTGGCACAAAGAGCCCGTTCTCAAGCCAAATCCGAACGCCATCAAGCATCCAGTTCAACACGCCAGACCTTTCGGCCCAAAGCTTTTGCGGCAACATCAGATCCTGCCGTTCGTCTGGAACATTGACCTCCCATGGCAACAGCAGGAAGCGCCGCCAAATGCCGCGATCCTGTCCGCGAATTTTTGGTTTGTGGTTGCCCGAGAGCGTCAACTTGAATTGAGGCACGAAATCAAAGAAGCCATGGTTCAAATGGCGAACCGTGATCTCTTCGCCGCCAGTGATGGCCTTAATTGTGGCCTCGGCAAAACTCGCGCCCTTTTCTGGCTCGGACGCGCGAACAAACCTCGCCCCCGGAAGCCGTGCAAGGTCCGGCGTCGCTTCCCCGCCGCGCTTCCGATCATCCTTGAGCAGGGACGCAAAGGGCAACGAAAGGGAATAAGGCCCCATCATCTTAGCGATCAGGTCAATAAAGACCGACTTGCCGTTACCGCCTTCGCCATAGTTGAAAACAAGCTTCTGCTCGCCGGTTACGCCCGTAAGGCAATATCCCGACCACACCTGAAGAAACGACCGTATTTCATCGTCGGGCTGAACCTCTTCAAGGAACTTCTCAAATGTCGGGCATGTGGCCTCGGGATCATATTCAACATCCATTATCTTCGCG